TGGCATCGAGGTCATCCGAGCGAACATACAGCTCGACTACCTGAGTACCAGCACCGAACTGGAAGAAGCGCAGACGATCGGCAGTAGTTAGTGCGCGACCGGCCGGAATCTCAATGGTGCTGGTGATTTCAAAGGTACGATCCGCTAGAGGGCGGAACTTGACACCACCAAGGTGTGCAGGTGAACGGAAACTCATAGTTCTATCTCCTTCTTAGTTAATGATTAGAGTGAGCGTACGGCAATTTCTAGACGAGCCATCCACTGCTCGTTTAGGCGAACAGCCGAGAACCAGATCTTCCAAGCAACGAAACCACGCTGACCTAGCGGATCTTCGTAGCTCTCACCCATCTTGGGATTCTTGACCGCGATGTTAGCCGAGTCCATACCACGGAGCGGGGTAACAGCGAAGGCGTCTTCACCGAAGATAATAACCGGGTAGACGTTTACGTTGGTACCGTTGTTAAGGACACCAGTGATGGTGGCCGAACCGGCACCGACAAACGGCTCAAGCATCGGGCTAAGGATTACGCGAACCTCTTCGACCTTACCGATTTCGTTAGCATGGAGCGGAGCACCAGAGGCATAACGCTCGGTCGGGACGAAGGTACTCATTGCACGCCACTCTGACTCAGTGTCCGTGTGAGCTACCGCGACGAACGAGGCATTGACCGGCTCAGTGGCGATGTTGGTGCTAGCCTTGAGCATCTTGGTGATCTTCTTGCAGTGGTTACGCTTTAGCTGACGAACGACAGCACGGATGTTGTCGATAGTAGCGGTGGCAGTAACTTGGTTACGAGCAGAAGCTGAACCGGTGAAGAAGACCTGAGTACCGCCGCGAATCTCGTTCCACGTGATAAGCTCCTTAATTTCCGCAGCTTGCTTACCGCAAAGCTCGGTCATGACGCGGAGGTTCGGATCTTCGTGGGTGTCGGCGATGACATCAGTGAAGGGTACCCACGCGCCGTACTGGGCTAGTGAGGTTGAAACGTCCTCATACTCTAGCGCCTGCGGAGCCGGGGTTACGCCCTCAACGAGCTGGGTCGGGTTGACCTCGAACGGAACAGGGCGACGGAAACGAATCTGTAGACCCTTATTCTTTGGAACCTGCTCGATCTTACCGAACTTGTCGAGGATGATCTGGGTGTCCGCATAAGCGAGCATTTCCGCAACGGCTACGATGCCTACGCGGGGTGAGATATCACCATACTGTGTACCTGAAAAACTCATATGTTACCTCCTAGTGTTAGCGTCTAATTTCGTTACGCTTGAGTGTTTGACTAAATGCGTTCTCAAACAATTCCTGTTCAGTGAGTTCCTTCTTGACGGGGATTGTTGATGGGCTTCCTACGTTAACCGACGTAGCGAGCTTACGCTCACGCTCCTGTGCAACTGGATTAGGAACGCTTGGGGATTTAGCAGGCGTGCTAGCTGGAGCAGACTCGACCTTTGCGCCTAGGTCATTAGCCTGTACCCATGCTGAGTACACATACAAACCTTGTACCACATCGTCAGCAGAACGAGACGTCAGAAGCTGCTTGACTGCGGCGGGGGCAACGTGATCGCGGTAGGTAGCGAATGCCTCGGACTGCACAACGTCCGCGATATTTGGTACCATAGTACGAAGTCGGTTGATCTCGCTTTCTGTTTCAGCTCGTTCGACTGTCTGCTTTACAGGGGCTAGCTCTGTATTTAGTTGGTTACGAAGACTTGTTACCTCCTTCTTTAGAGCCTCCTCGCGCTTCACCAAGATACGGTAAAGGGCGGGATCAGCCTTTTTCAGAAGCTCTAGGTCTTCATCAGTCTCCGGACTCTCAGGCGCTACGGCGGCACTAGGCGGCTTTGCGTTCTTTTTGAGTTCTGCTAGCTCGGCCTTAGCTGCCTCGTACTGTCGCTGGAATGCAGACACCCGTCCGTCGTCGGACTTTAAGCGGTGCTCCATTAGCTTGAGCTTTTGGCGTAAGGCCTCTACCTCATCCACCTCAACCGCTGGCTGAGCTGGTGCCGGTTCTCCTTCAACCGGCTTAGGTTCCTCGTTTTTACCCTCCTCTTCGGTGGGCGACTCCCCTGAGGCTGGAGTCTCTTCTACTTTAACCTCTGGTTCTGGTGCGGCCTCAACGGCGGCAGCAGGGGCTACGCTTTCAGCAGCCATAATTTCGTTCAGCTTATTAGGGTCACCGAGTGCGGCGGAGACGCTATTGAACAGTTTGGTTGCTTCGGCTTCGCTTAGTGGGTTAGTCATTGATTTAGTTCCCTTCTATTCAGGTTGGTCCGTTAGGACGGCAGATTTGCTTTGCGTTCTAGTTCGGCTGGGAATTGCAAGATCTCTTTAGCCAGTGAGATCCGCCCACGGATAACTTGTGCCTCTTTCTCCTCCGTGGCTGGACTTTCTAGTTTGGCTCGGTCGTTCTCAAGCTTCTTTTCTACGACGGTCTTTATATGGAGCCATGATGGTTCGTACATTAGATACCTGTCCCCTTCTCTTTCTTGACCTTAAGTTCTTCCTGAACAAGCATCTGGTCACGGGTCTTGGTCGTGTTAGCCATTCCGGCTAGGAAGACTTGGGTCTCGTTACGTTGGCGTGAGATCTCCACGTCGGCAGCAACCTTGGCCCGGAACTGTTCGTCCTTAGCCGCTAGGTTGAGTACCGCAATGTCCTTCTCGTTCTGGCTCTTGACTACCTGAGCTTGGGCCTCAGTGAAGCGAGCAGCAGCGGCAGCCATGCGCTCCTCATTCTCCCACTGTTCGCGCTGCTGGGCCTGAGCCTGCTCGAACGCTAGCTTAGATGCCTCAAGCTTGAGTCGATCCTTCTCTACGGCAAGACGCTCGACGTCTACGTTATACTTGAGGACGTCAGGTGAGGGCTGCTGGTTAGCCTGCATTTGCTTCTCAACCTCGGCTACCTGCTCGGTAGTACGAACAATCTTAGCTGAGGGTAGGTGCATCATGCTTAGGCGAGCACGTGTCAGCTCATTCATATCTACATTCTTGCCCATCTCAGGATTCTGACTAGCCTCTAGACTCAGCTTCTCCATGTCTCTGATGTAGAGCTGTTTGTTACGGAAGTCAGAGCTGGAGCGCACATCTACCTTGAAGTTGCCCTTAATCTCCGGCTTGGGGTTGTACTGCATGTTCCACTGGTACGTACGCTTAATGGCCTTCTCGTTGATTAGGTCATCCCACGTTTCGTTGAGCAGGTCTAGTAGCGTGGTGCTGGCCTGCTGCATCATACCTAGACCGGTAGCTGAATCGGTACCAACCTGAGGAGACTGCAGACCAGCCATCATGAGAGGTACACCTGACTCTTCCTCGCCGAAGCTCTTGGCTGCCATGAGTACGTTCATTAAGTCAGGGGTTACGTTCGGAGTCACAAAGAACTGGAACGCATCCTGAACCCTAGCTGACAGATCAGTTAGATGCCATACCTTACGCGGACGTAGCTCCCACTCACCGTCGGCCGGTTCGATTAGGCCACGCTGAATAACTACCTGAGGACCAGAACTAGCTGAGCTGTTGTCGAGTACCATGTGCCACGACTGGGTAATGACTCGCTGCTGGTCACGGACTAGCATGGGTAGACCGATACCTAGGACGCAGGTCGGATCGTCCTTATACGGACATACCATGTACGGAATAGTGAAGTCTTCGATGTTGGCTAGCTCAACGCGGATAACTTTACCCTGAGCAACCCACACCTCACCGTAGTAAGTGACTCCGTCTACTGAGTCGTACGACGGGGCGATGCCTACAGAAGCTAGCTGCTCGGAAGTAATGGGACCATGATATTCAAGAACCATGTACTTGTTCTTTTGTACAGAGGAATGGGCTTGACCACCCATAGCCGCCTGATCGTACACGTTGAGGGTACCACTGATCGGGTCTTCCCTGAGCAGTTCTTGGATTTTATCCGCCATGAACCCCGGATGCTTCATGTATTTAGCAAGCTCCGTCTTGCCCATCGGGTGTAGCTCGATGAAGTCGCTAAGGTTACACGGATCGTTGGTATCCATGTCCGGGAAAGCGTACCAAGGATTGATTGAAACAAAGCAAGGCTTCTGGTTACTGGAGAATTGGGTAGTCCACGTACCGTCGTCGCCCTGCTGGTACGAGGAATCCATCTTAGCCGTGTTAACCGGACCCTTCATGATACCGACACCGAAGATTACTCGGTTCTCGATCGACTTGCGTGACTCTCGACCGAACGATGTCTCACGTAGCTGGTCAGCGATCTCGCTTTCCATCAACATGCAGGCATCGGTTGAGGCATTTGCTCCCGGAAGTAGGTCCCAGTTCTTATCGCCACCAGCAAACTGCATGGAGATCAACTGAGCAATAGCGATATCGCACTTCGTCCGTACGATATTGAAGTCAGGGCGGTTAGCCTTGGTCTCGCTAGCAAATGGCTGGTCTGATGTCGAGCCACCGCGACCGTATGTAGCCGCAGAACCGTAGTATAGACGCACTGCCTCTGACCACTGGCGTTCCTTCTCTGAACGCTTGCCTCTGCGCTCCTCGAACTTATGCTCAACGGTACGGGCTAGGTCGGCTAGGATCTGGGCTTTAGTCTCGGCAGCTAGACGCTCGGCTTCCGCCTGCTTCTCTGCCATCTCTTCTAGAGATAGCTCCTCGACTGGCTCCATACCCTCATCGTTAGAGGTCATATCTGATTCCTGATCCACTTCCGGTACCTCCAGTTGAGTTAGTTCTTACTTGTGTCTGCGCTCTGTGGGCCATGACTACGGCATAACGAAGGGCATCCATAAGGTGGTCATTTTCCTTAACGATCTTGCCGTTAAGGTCGCGCCTATAGACAAAGTATTCCTTCTGTAAGTTCACGAGCGATTTAAAAATCTTTAGTTTGCCTGTACTCAGTGCTGACCATACAGCATTTAGGCCAGCCTCTACAGCATTCTGCGCTTCCGTAAGAGAAAGCCCCATCTGGCGGTAGATCTGAATGAGCTTACGCCCGTCAATCTGAGATCTGCCTCTAGCCGCCGGGTCAATAACACCCGGAATACCCTTACCTCGGCTAAGAATTGCTGAGGCGTGAATCTCTGGCTCTTCCCTACCTAGGTAATGTTCTGAGTACGCGAACATTTCCTTGGTGTTGGGGTTGATTGCTAGCCACAGTGCGGCAGTTCGGTTCCAACCTACGTCAAGTGCGTACAAACGAGGCCAGTTTTCTGGTACTTGGAAGTCATCTACCACGATTTGCTCAAGAGACAGCGGATACACGTTACCAGAACCAATAGACGGGGTACCATTTCTACGTGATTCACGTAAATGTGGTGGTGTGTTAGCCTCCAAGCGCTCCTTTGATTCCTCGGTTAGCCACGGAGCGTGATCCCAACCAGCCTGAACAACTGCTCTAGACGGTGCTCTTTCAGCAGCTTCGCCGTATGCCTTGACCTCGTCCGGATCTTCTACTGCGTTAACGGTTACAGGCTTAGCTCCTGCCACAAAGTCCGCGTTTTTGCAGTAGTTTACAATGAAGTTGGTGATGCCGTGAAGCGGAGTGACTGTTACGTACGTGATACCGTCGGTAGTCATGGTACGAATCAAGCACTCGTTGTAGATCATCTCGGGACATTCCTCGTCCAGCCACACCCAGTGCTTGGCGGTACCTACGAACGCCGACAAATCCTGATCGTATGACTTGAATCCGATGGTAGATACACCACCAGAGCGGTGACGTACCTGTACAATGTCATACCCACCAGCGATACCTTGCTTGGTTGTAACGGAGATGATACGATCTTTGGGGATTGTACCAGTACCTAAGCGACCGATCTGTCCCATTAGCTCTTTCTGTACAGTGTCTCGTGTAGTCTGACCGGTCTTACCAATAGACCAACCGTGGGTAGGCTCGTCAAATCGACGACCCGTCCACCATTCTGGGTAGTCTCCTGTGGCATGGAACGAGGACTCTAGTGCACCAGATACTGTCTTACCTACACGGTTACCTGCTAGGAATAGACGCTCACTGTACCTAGCACCGGCATCAAAGAACGCCTTATGTCTAGGACAGTTGTCGATAGAAAAAGGAGTGCCGGGAACAAACCACTTGGCTGTCCCGGCTTCCTGTAGCTTACGCTCATAGACTTCCATGAGCTTGTTTAGGTTGACTAGATCACGCACAAGCCCCTGCTTAGAGGGGCCTTGCGTTTCTCGCTTCATGTCCTCTAGGTCAGCGATTACAATCTGGCCCGGCTTAAAGCTATCTAGATCACTTAGATCGATGTGAGTCAAGTGACACTACCTCCGCGTCCGTCATGGACGGCTTGAGCATCTTGTACATACCGGGCAGCTTCTTACGCAACATGGTCTCAATCTGGTTAAGATCCATGTTCTCGTAGTTCTCGTTGGTATTCACAGTCTCAGTCTTGTCAGCCCAGCCATACAGGTTCTTCATGTGGAAGGCCCATAGGGTAGTGTTGAACTTGGTATTGTGAATATTGAGACGACCCTGCTCTAGCCACCACGCCTTAGCCATTGCCCTGCCTAGGTCCACGACCTCCTTAAAGGCCGGGACCGTGTCGTAGTAGTTATCAAAGGTGGACTGCGTAACCTTCATGATCTTTAAGATCTCTGGGTCAGACGCTCCACCTTCGTAAGCTGACACTACGTCAGCAATCCACTGCTTCTTATCCGTCGCTTGGCTCATCGGTGCCGTAGCCTCCCTTGCCGTCCGGAGCTAGGAAGTTCTTGACCTCCTCCGGTTTGATGATTCGAGCTAGTGGGTAGGTGACCTGCTTGTTGTCCTCGTAAGCAATACCTACTAGGAGCATTTCAAGTGTGTCGGTCTCCTTGTTCATAGCCTCCATTAGACCGATTGTACCGCCATACGTACCACGGTAGAACATCTCAAGCAAATCGTACTGGTGCTTGGTAGGTTGGTTGGTATAAACGTTGAGTACTACGTCCTTGTCAATCTTGTTACGGTGCTTCTTAGCCATTCCAGATGTGCTCCTGTTTAATGGAGTTCGTGCGAACTCGGTCTACTAGCTCAACCGCACGGCTACCGACTTGTCGGAACCACAGCGACTGCTCTAGGTTTTTGGCGACTTGAGCGTAGTTACGCTCTTTTAGGAACCTGAGGGTATTCACAAACTGTGACAGCCTGTGTCTACCTAGATTGAAGATCATATTCAAGAACACGGTTTGAATCACAAACGGATGATCCTGTATATCAGGGACAACCTTAGTCAACTCATTCCAGTAGAAGTTCAGTTTCTCTTTAAGTTTCTGCCTAGCCATAGTGGCCGACATACGAGAGTCTGGGGTAACACCTACCGCAAACCCAATACCCACAGTCCACGGCCGTCCGTGCTCCTCGCCTTCTGGAATAAGAGCCAGAAGCTCACGAGCTGGCTTAAACCCCCACGGTAAACGGCGATATTTACGGGCAATAAGGCTTAAAGGGTCTGGATATGCGTACTCTCGTACTGCTTCATGCCTCTCTAAATCGGCGGCTGTTTGCCCAAATACGCGTACTTTATCCACCGGTCTACGCTTGATTTGCATACTTATACTCCCTTATCCTACGCTGAGGCTTACGCTAGCTGTGTCTAGTACTGCTAGGGTAGACGCGTTGCGGATCTCAATAGTCAAGTCAGCACTACCGCCTAAGTCTATGAACCACGAGCGGTTAGATGTTAGTGATAGCCATGTACCGGTGGCAGAAGAACCAGCAGTTAGGCTACCAGAGTCTAGGGTAGCTCGTACCTCGTAGTTAGACGCAGCTCCAGAAACCAACCACTCACCCGGGAACTGCAGGGTACCTAGGCTTCCGCTGGTGCGTTGAGCAACACCTGTAGATAGTAGCTCGTAGCTAATGTAGCCGCCTGTGTCACCGTCTACTAGGAAGCGATCAGTGATGTTAACAGCTAGTATCGGCCATACCTGCTCCCACGCAGAGCCATTCCACTTGCTTGCTTGACCTACGTCTACCCAAGCCGAGCCATCCCAGCGGCGAACAAAGGTAGGGTTTCTCCACGAGCTGCCGTCCCAAATTTGAAAGGTCATAGGGTTACCAGATCCAGACGCCGCCGGTCACGCCGGACGGGGTACCACTTTGTACGAACACACCACGTCGTGCATCAGCCAACTGACCGCTAGTAATATCCGAGGCAGCGTGGGTATGGCTGGTAGCTGCTGCTCCTAGGTTGTTACGTGCGGTAGTTGCGTCTGTAGCACCGGTGCCTCCGTTGGATAAGGCTAGAGCTGTACCGGACCAGTTGGTGTTGTTAACTGAGTTAATGGTTGCTAGCGTTCCTAGACCTAGGTTGGTGCGAGCGCTTGATGCCGAGGTAGCTCCTGTACCGCCTTTGGTTACCGGTACTGTATTGAGTACAATATCGATCGTACCGCTAGACGTGATCGGGGTGTTGGTGATCGAGAAGTCTGATCCGGACGAGCTAAGTCCTACGCTGCTCACACCACCACCGCCTGAGACAGTGGCCGGTACCCACGCACTGCCGTTCCACTGGGCTACCTGACCAGTTGACGCTCCTGACTGGCTGATGGTGCTAAGGGTTTGAGTACCAGTGTGGTTAGCTCGGTTAAGCAGGGTAGCGTTAGAGCTGTTGGCAGTAGCTCCGGTAGCAATACCGTCTAGCTTGGTCTTGTCTGCTGCCGAGAAAATACCAGCTAGGGAGGTGGTAGCTGACGGGAGGACTGCGTCTACGCCGGTATCACTCTCTACCGTAACAGTGGTAGCCGTACGGCTGAATGTGAGATTCGTGCCACCTCCACCGGACGTAGCATCGACATCATTAACCCAAGCTGAACCATTCCACTTTAGAACATGCCCAACGACCGGGGAAGTGATAGTTACGTCGCTTAGCTGGGTGAGGGTTACGATCTCCGAATTGTCTACGTTTACCCAGTTGGTGCCATCGTATCGGAGGACCTGACCGGTGGCCGGAGAGCTGATGACTACGTCAGTAAGGGCGTCTAGGTTACTGGCTCCACCGCCTGAGGCGTTGATCGTGACGGTGTTGGTGTCGTTTACTAGCGTTACGTTGGTACCGGCTAGCAAGGTCTTGAAGTTAAGCGTACTGCCGGTCTTGTCCTTGAACACCGGAACAGCACCACCCACACTAGCACCACCCGACACGTAAGCTGCAGCAATGGCAGCGATATCCGTACGGGCTTGAGCGTCTACCGCTCCGATGCTATCTACCGCGATGTTGTAGATAACTCCGCTGATTACGTCGTTAAGCAGAGCTGGAGTAACTAGAGTGATGGTAGTGACATCGGGGTCTAGGGTAAAGCTGGTAGTGTAGTCGAAGGTAGGACGTAGGCGGATACCGTTCTTGAAGACTAGAACCAGTTCCCCCTGATCGGTAGCTACCCCGTTAACTTGGAAGGCTGACTGGTCTGCGGTAGCTACGAAGTTGTACGCCACCGGGCTTACGGTAAGGTTGCTGATTACGGCGTTAATGGCGTCCAGTTCGTTCTGTACCTCTCCTACGGCATGGGCTGAGATCTCGACAGCAGCTCGCTGGAGTGCTCGCTTCTCCTCGGAGTCGAACCAAGGATCGAGCTTAGTGTTGTTGATAATGTTTGGCTCAGTCAAGGGAATCCTCCAACTCAAAGGTTAGTCACGAAAAAACCCACCTAGCTCATTGGCTAGGCGGGATGCAAGGGCTAGGACAGTGGAGGTGTAGTTAAGTTCCACAATGGCGAGGGTATGAGGCATGGACCGCCGAAAGCCACGAGGCGGTACCCGAGCCGCCGTTCAGCTTTAGGTGTAAGTGTTGGCGTTCATGTTGGCGGGAGTAGATGGATCTACGACCGACTGCATGTCTGTGTATAAGAGCTATATATTTATATATATATATATATACTAC